TGTCTTGTTAAATAGTGATTTTGTTGCAACAAAAAACTTCCCATTCTCTGGATTCTGTCCAGCAAAAACTGCTGGAGCTCCATCCCATTTAACTGTAACATTCGTTGAACCTTTACCAACTCCATTCAACATATCTTTCAACGAATTTAAAAATCTAACTGATGTCTTTGCACCTGTCAATCCGTTATTAATTATCTCATCTTCAAGATGTTCTAAGTGAGTATTCTTATCTTCATTTAATAACTGTGCAAATGATATCATAGTTTGTCCAAACTCTCTAGCTTACATAACGGACATTCTTCATATGGAACAGACCGAAATGGACATATTTTATTATGATCTATCTCAGCATATCCACCCATTGAATGAAGTGCCGTACTATTCTTTTCTTTACGTTTCAGTTTATTGGCTGAATCTTGAAACAATTCTATAAGTTTCTTTTCTTTCATATTCTTCTATTATTTATATAAAATCTCTATAGTATTTATAATATTTAAACATTTAGCTATATTTTCCAATCACTAATAGCCGTTTTAACGTCTTTGTGTTGCTTCAAAAATGGTGAGTCTGATGACTTTTTCGTATCAGAACCACCATTAGCCAATACTGGTTGCTGTGATTGTGTAATACTTTCCAATCTCATACGATTCTTATTCATACCAAGCATAAATTTTGAATTAACTGTAGGATCACTATATCTATTCTTCAACTGTTTGAACATTAACTGCCCACCATTGTCCTCTTTTGCCACGATAGCTAACATAAGGTCTGCCGTAGCAGGTAACCCAAATGACTCGGATATATTTGAAAGATCCGGATCCGAACTCATAAATCCTTCACGATTTAATTGGGAACTTGTGATGACAGGAACATTACACTCGACTGCGAATCCACGAATCTCCTCTGCTATAGATTTAATATAAACATAAGTATTCATATTTGATGTCCACTTAACTCTACTGGAAGAACAAATATTTAGATAGTCTAATATAACAATCTGTGGTGCGAATCGTTTCTTGATCTTTAACTCTCTCAACAATCCACGAAAGTTTCCAACATGAGCTCCTGATGTTGGATACTCTTTGATAACTAATCTACCAAAATTTCTTGTAGAGTTCATCACCTTTTCAATCTTAGAATTGAATGATTCTCTTGGTAGATGTCTTATCTGGTCTAAGTCAATATCCAAAAGATTAGCATCAACTCTCTCAGCTATTCTCTCTTGTGCCATCTCCATTGTAATATATAAAACATCAAAGCCTTGTTTGATATATTGAGATGCCAAATGTGTCTTGACTAATGTTTTACCAGAACCAGTACCACCAAGAAATACTGTAAGAGTTTTTGGTGATATTCCTCCACCCGTAATCTTATCCAACATCTCAATCCCAAATGGATATCTCTGTTCTCTCTTATGATAGTAATCCCATCTCTCTGTTGCATCTTCAATATAGTTATGTCCCACACTTGTATCTAAAGATACTGCTAATGCATCAGTCAACATATCTGGTATTGCATCTTTTGGTTTCTTTGTATCTTTGCCTTCTAAGATTGCAATCGAATCTACAATACCATTATAGACAGCTGCATCTTTTGCCCACTTCTCTGTTTCGTGTATAAGCCATTCTGTGTCATCTGTTTTTGTATTACCCAAATTCTTTAAAACTTCTGTACAACTCTTAAATAAGTTCTCATTCAAATCTTCTCTATCTGAAATAATATTTGCAAGTGCAGAAACTCCGGGTGCTTTGTTGTATTCTTTTATATGACTCTGTATTTCTCCAAACACTATTTTCTCTGGTGCAGCTCTGAAGTATTCTGTCTTTAGAAACACACCAACCAGACTGGCAAACTGTGAATCATGTATTAAGTTCTCAAGTATTAATTGTTCTATTCTCATTGATTAATCATTCTCCCTTTGTGCAAAATAACTCTTGGATCATTCAATACTAATAAATTATTAAGTATCTTACCCAACTCTACTTTAAATTGATCTCTATTTTTATCTGTAATAGCTCTGTTTAAATATTCTTGTTCTCCACTATAACCATGATCTCTATAATTTCCACCAATGATTTCATATTCAAATGCTACATCACAACCAAGTGAATCATCCTTTGAATCCAATTCTACATTCTTAAAATAAAACTCTACGCCTTTGAACTTTCCATCCATTATCATAAATCTATACAACGGACTTGAGTTAAAACTAACAGCTGTCTTGTCTATCATTATAATCTCCTATAACATGATCGGACATCATATACTTTTGAGCCATGATACTTTGTGTTTGTCCAATTGATACCACACCAATCAAACCATCTACCATTAATAAAAAACAATAGAACATAAATTTCCATCTGCCATACTTCAATCCGTGATGTCTTGTCTTAGAAAATACTGGTTCTAGTTCTTTTGTATCTTTTAATTTAAGATCCTCCAACGATTGAACAATCTCTGCTCTTTCTGCATCTCTTTCTGGATAAGATACCTTTCCTGTTTTAAAATCAATATCCATTTAACACCTTTCTTATCAATCTACGTTTCTCATCTACGTTAACTTCTAAAAATGGTTTATAATTATAACACAAAGTTTTTTGATCTCTCCATATAGGATCAATCAATTTTTTATCTAGTATCTTAGTAAATCCTAAAATAATATCTAAAACTGTAAAAGTTTCTAATGAAATATCTTCTCCTAACAAAAGCTTTAATATTGGAGGATGATTAATTCCATCACACTCAAACAACTCATTAAATTTTAAATCATACTCCTTCATATACTCAACAACGGATTTCATATTTCGTTGAAGATGGAGTGAAAAACTATCCATTTTATTTTTATATTCATCAAAATATTCATCCAGAAATTCTGTTGGATACATCTTACTTCTTGTCATTTGTGATAAAAAATAATATATCAAATCCAACTCAACAACATATTTCTTTCCTAGTGATGTAAAGAAACCACGTTGCCATGAAAATCCAGTTTGATGTTCAAACTTTGCAAAATACTTTTCCATTGATGCAACTGTACCCCATGATGCATTTCCATAGTACTTAAAATAATCATACGTTGTGGTAAAATGTAAATACATTCCATGATATGTTTTCCAAGCCTTAAACGTCTTGTTTGTTTCCTCCGTTTTTTGTTTGGGAAATGTAATCATTCAGATGACCCATATGAAAATTCTTTCTTGGCTGCCACTTCAAGTTTCTCCATAACATCTTTAGTAAAATACTTCTCAGGATCATTCACAATAGATTTCTCAAATGCTTTACCAGATGGTGTTTCAAATCTGGTTGACACCTTCTTGAAGATATCATACTTCTCAGCAAGTTCAACTAAACCATAATACTTATCTAATCCTGTCTTATAGTCCAATTTAGTTTCTGCTATTGATTCTTCTTTAGTCAATCTTCCCTTGACTAGTTTCATCTTGATAATATTCCCCAACACCGCAGTCCCATCTTTGACTTTTCGTTTACCAAGTGTTATAATAACAGAAGCTGCATACTTGATGCCACCACCACCAGAAATTTCTTTCGTTGGAAACAAACTCCCTATCTTATCATAGGTGTGGTTTGTAATAATCAATGGGATATTTGCCTTTGCAAGTTTCAACGCAAGGGTTCTGAATGCTGAACGAACAGCTGGAGCTCTTGTCATATCTCTTTTATCAGAACCACTTGACGAATCTTCCATTTCTTTTCTTGTAGATAAATTACCAAGTGAATCAAGAAACATCATAACTTGATAATCTTTATCCATATTCTCAATTATCTTTATTGCTTGTGTTTTAAATTCTTCTACTGTTGCAACTGGAAATACAATAAACCTATCAGGATCTAATCCTCTCTCTTTAATCATATCAGATGTCAATGCACCTTCTGATTCAAAGTAGATAATAATATTCTTCTTATCCTTATCCAAATAACTCTTTGCTATACTTAATGCAAAGAATGTTTTACCAACTGCTTCTGAACCAGCCAAACAAGTTATCTTGTTGGATGGAACTCCACCATATAATGAACCAGACAATAGTGCATTTAAACTATATGATCCAGTATCAACAAAAGTAGAACAATCACCAACAATCCCAGCGGATACCACGCTTGCAAAATCATTTTCAGTCACCTTTATTAAATGTTTAACAATATCTTTTGTTGCCATACTATATCTCCTAAAAGAAAGATTCCAAACTACCTCGCTCTTCTGTTTTCCATCCAATCACATCTAAAATATTTTTAATTGGTTGAAGAAACGATTTATCAAACTGTAAATCATAATCAATATACTTCTCTAAATCAAATTCTTTTGGAAGGTGTGTCGAAACAGAAATCACATTCTCTTGTAATGTATTTGGTTCTTTCAGATATGAGAACTTAATCTTCTCACCTTCACGAATAGATTGATACTTCTTCGTCAGCTTGTGTTTTCTCAACAGATGATTAAATAATAGAACACCCCTCACATGAATTGGTGTGCCTTTATTATATATACTTTTTGAAGATGTGTATTTTTCGATGCCATTAACGGATCGTGGAAATGCTATTTGGTCAAAAGATAAATTATTAAATTCTTCACGATACTCTGCTATACTTTTCATAACAGTATCTTCATCAGTATTAATGATAATCTTAATCAAGTCTTGAATATGATTACGACACCACTCGGGCGTAGAACTGCGAACACTCTCTATGCCCATTATCTTGAGTTTGGGCTCTTTGTATTTTACCCCTTCCGAATCATAAACATTCAGTATGTATCTTTTCTTTGCAGTCCAGATGCCCTTGTCTGCAATAACCTCACGACCCATCTGCATCTTTTGTGCATATGAGTTTACATACGAATGAAGAGCTTTGTAACTGCTATTAATAAAAGGTTCAATTTTATCTTTACTAATCCTGTCCAAGAAGGTGATAATTTTTGTAGTGCTATTAGCATCATCTGTGTCCGTAAACACTTGATGAACCAATCGTTCAAACGTAACATATATGCTATCCGTATCTGAAGCAACGACATAATCAATATCCTCAGTATTGAGAAGTTTATTGATATATGTATTTATACTTTTATCAATCCAACGGATTGCAAGCTGTCCTGCTGTAGTTATGCCCTCAGCCATTTCAAGTGAATAATAACGAAAGTGTTGATTAGCTAATGCTCCATAAGCACTATTCAACAAAATCTTTTTAGACATCTGGATGTTATTACATCTGGATATGTTATTAACGACTGTTTGTTTATTTGTGTAATTGCCATCTTCTAATTTCTGTTGCTCTTGCAACATCTTCTTCTTGAACTCTACTCGTTCATTATACATATCTTCCATTAACTTTGGAAGAAATCCTTTAAACTCATTTGTGAAGCATTGACCATTTGGTGTCATGCATTGTTTATTCTCTCTTAGAAAATTGGTATCCAGTTCTTGATCTAATAACTTATTAACTGATACTTCATCTTCCATCCCACATTTCGTTTCTGGACTAATATTATACTGCTGAATCAGATGTGGATATAGAGAATTAAGATCAAAACTCACTACCCATTTATGCAATCCAGCCTGTGGTTCTTTAACATATGCACCAATAATATCTTTTCGTTCATCTTGATCTGCTTGTTGTGGAATGATAATGTTCTTACGTTTCAAGAAATTGTAGATAATAGCATCCCATGTTCTCACGGGAGAGAATACATCTTCAAAGTTAATCTTAGATTCATATGCCAACGTGATAACCAACTCAAGTAACTTCATCTTCTCCTCAAGCTTCTCTACAATCTCAACATCACGAATATTGTATTCAATAAACTTCTGGTAATTTGTTTTATACAAATCATATCCCTGTACATCTTCAACTTCAACCTTTTTCAATCCAAGTTCTACTGAACCAATATAATCTAAACGATATGATTCTCTAACTTTATATGTAAACTTCTTATACAGATCAATATAATCTAATGTTGATATACCAACAAGAGTATAATACTGATTCTCTCTACCAGCTATCGTAACACTTCTATCATTTAAAAAACCAACAGGAGATAATCTTGCTGGTTGTTTATTAAGGTACTTAATACGATTGACTAGATATGGAATATCAAAGAACTTACAATTCCAACCAGTAATAATATGTGGATAATTAGTTTCCCACCATTGAAGAAAGTCCTCGATCAAATCATCTTCATCATCACACTCGTAATATAAAATAGTTTTTGTTTGATCGTGTGGAACATAACCACCTGTTCCCCACACATGATATTCATCTGTTGAACTATTATGAACTGTGATTGCTGTAACATCAGATGCAGCTGCTTGGATATTTGGAAAACCATCTTCAGCTGATACTTCAATATCTATTGTATAGATTCTAATTTTGTTCATGTTCCATTGGAACTTCTTTGGAAACTTCTCAGAGATATACTGGATAGGATAATTTGGATTACCATATACAGGAAAACCAACAACACCTTTATGCTCTTTAATAAAATTACGACACGTTCCAATGTCATCAAATTTTATATCAGCAACTGGTTTGCCTGTTAATGTTCTGAACTTACATTTGTCAGGTGGGGCATTGAGATACATGGTTGGTTGAAAGCCTGTGGTATATGAATGTTCTTCATTACCATCAAACTCTCTAACATATATCTGATTGCGATGTAATCCAATGTAGGTGTAAAACTTCATTATATAATTATATCAAAAAAGAGGGCAAAAAACAGGGAACAACTTAATGTACTATCTCACTTTCTTCGGGCATTATAAGTCCCGAACCAAAAACCCTACTATATTCATTTTGTAATTTTGTATCTGGTGTCACTATGGCCATGATGTGTTCATCTTTCAAAAAGATTTCTTCATCTTCTCCCAACGTAATCCATGGCTGAAACCCAATCTTATCTTTAGCCACAGGAACCATTACTACAGGATTAATAATACAATTTTTTTCCGGGTTCCATTCACCAATTAATTCTTCTGTTGTAATCATTCTCAAAACTTTAATGTTCATAAACCATTCTCCTATCATTCAAAAACTTTTGGATCAATTTCTGTGGCACCTTTAGCTTCATGCTCACCAACAGTTTTGATTCCAACATTACCTATACTATATTTTGCTTGCAAGTCCCACTCATCTTTCTCACCAAATGGGAGAATCTTTAATTGTCGAATCGGAACAGTTGGTTGTGCTTTTTCTGGAATGACAAGACTTACAAGTTCCCACTCATGCAAAAGATTTGCAATTGTGTTTCTTCGTTCAATATCATTCTCTGAAATGTTTGTTGGCTTACCATCAAGTGCAAACAATTCTTTGAAATGAACTATGTAATATTTACCTTGTTTGTGTAATATGTGGCAAGATTGAAATAACTTCTTTTCTTTTCTTGATGCTATTCCAATACGAGTGAGTGTTTCTTTGACCTTTAAAAAATCATCATCTTCTTTCAGCTTCACTTCAACCATATCATCTATTGACCATTTCGCTACATCTTCCATTGTAATATCTCCTTTTCAATTCATTAACTAAATCATTATATAATATTTATACTATGGAGATTTTCCACCTTTTTTCAGCCGTTCTTTAAGATAGTTTATATCATCCTCAGTCAATATATCCAAACATTCTAATGCTTTCTTGTTACTATACTTATAATACTCTTTGACTATTGCCAAATCATCTAACTTCTTTGCTTTAATCCAAGGTCGAAAAGGTCTTTTTCTTTTATCAACTGTTTGATGTAAGAAATCGTAATGAGCTTTCTTCTCAAGCATTGGATTTTCATTCATCATATTTGCATAATGAATTAAGTCTGGTTGATAAGATAAAGAACGATTTACAAAAAATGGTTTATAATCTTTTCGTTCTCTAATGCAATCACCAACATATTCTTTTTTGTTCATCAAGTCATTCGCATATTGAAATGGATTCATTAATCTTCCTCATCAGGTGGATCATCTAATTTATAATCTCCTCTAAAAGCAGAGTGAGGACCGTCAACCCTATTTGCTCTCAAAGTATCATCATATGGATTCCAAGCTACATCTTTTAATTTATTAAGTGGATTCACTTTTCGTTTCTTTGGCCTTCGTCTAGTTTCCATATCATCAAAGGGTCTTGCTTCTGGAGCAAATGGATCATCCTCACGAGCCCCTCTCATATAATCTTCTAAATGTTGTTTACCACGTTCAATTTCTTCTCGCCATTTATTCATCCATTCATCAGCATCACGGCTATCTTTTGGCTTATTCATATGACTGCGTATATCTTTAATTCTTTGCTTTTCTTCACGAGGAAGTTTATCCCATTGCTTATGCAAAACATAATTCAAGTTTTGAAAAATTTCATGGTACAATCTTTCATTTTCTAACGCAGCTGCGAAAGCAAGTACAAGAGTAAAAGTTCTATTTAAATCTTCAAGATCACCAACATAATTACCAGTATCATCATTGTCATGTAACTCACGACTAACCAATTCAATTTCACCATTAGAGCGAACTATCAAAGCACTATCTTCATCTCCTAATTTTAAAATCAACTTGTTCTTGTCTGAATCTTCCGTATTTTCTTTAGCCATCTGTTACCTCCAATTTAACTCCACATAGTATTTATAAGTCGAACACACTTGGTGCTTGAGTTTTTTCTTTCAAATGTTGGTGTTTGAAGTCCTCATACAACGTATCATAATTCATCGGATTCTTTGGATTTTCAAGAACCTTTTTTATCACTTCCAGCTTATTAAAAACTTTCATACCAAAAATTTCTTTTAATAAACTATCAAGAGGACCTCCTAAAGTATCTTGGTTTGCATCTAAAACTCTATCCTGAAAATCATTATAACGCATTTGATGATATAAATTATGAAATGCCATTGTAACATTAAACTTATGCATCTGTAATTTGCCTGTATCTTTATCATAATTATTAAAAAACGAATAACTATTATCTAAATCAGAACAAACAGGACAATCACATGGTAATTTAAAATTCTTACCCATACGCGAATAGTCTTGTGGTATCGCTCGATGTTTTACACCATCTATCATAATTGCTTCTTCATCAGATACTTTTAAATCCTCAACTAACTGTCGATTAGTAAGTTTAATTTGCTCCATACCTGCTTCGGGTCGCCATCTAGGACCCATAAAAAATCCACCAAAGACTGTGCTTCGATTCCAATAAGTAGAATCATATGTAAGCTGTACATCAATATCCATATTGTTCAAAATTCTTTGTGTCCATTTTAAAAACAACATAACAAGATTTGAACTCACACCAAAAATATGAACCAACTGACATTTTTCTTTTTCTAATTCTCCCTTGTTTAAAAGAACTAACAATCCTGTTAACATCTTACCATATAATCCAGCAGTACCACCCATTCCCCAACCATCAAACTGATAATCTTT